TAGTTCGTTTTTGGGAATTGCATTGGTGTATGCAACACAGATAATAGCCAACGGATGATCACTTGGTTCATCAGCAACAGCATATTGATCTTCGTATAGTGCCCACACTTGTCTGCCCTGTGTGGTTCTAAACTCTGCTGTAATATGTGCACGTACTGGATCGTCTAGTACGTACTGCTGTGCTTGTGCTGATGTTAGTAGTTGGATCATGATTACTCGTCGTCTCCTAGATTGTTTAGAAATTGTCTTAGTTTGGTGCTGTCTGTAGCAGCTCGTACTTTGGGCGCGGTTGCACCATCTGTTGGATTTTCTGATGCATTGTTGGTGCGCTTGAGACTGTTGACAATTGAGCTTGCTCCTGAGCTTGCTCCTGCACTGGAGTACGAGTCGTCATCATCTTGATCGCAGTCTATGATGCGCAGTGTGTCTACGTCAAAGCCTAGGTCAATCTTTTGTCCTACGCCCGAACTGTTACGTGTCTTCATTAGCTGTAACTGATAGCGTCCGCGTTCACGCATTGCTCTAGATGTAAAGATACCAAACACGTTGTCTGCTGTTTGTATCTTGCTCAGTCCACCTGATATGTGCGAGTGGTCAAATTCAATTTCTTCAACTGCTCCACGATTCAACTGTGCTGCTGTAACAAACACACACTGTAATTCCATTGCCAAGTTACGTAGTTCTTCACTCACATACTTGTCTTTGATAAACAAGTTCTCTGCACTTACTTTCATACTTGCTGGCATGAGCAGGTCCAAGTAGTCAATTAGTAGTACGTCTACTTTCTTGCCTGACTTAATCTCATACTCTTTGATGTAACTACGAATGTCGTTTGCTGTCTTGCCACTTGGCATATACTTGACCTGCAATGCTCCACTCTTCTTGCCAATCATGCGTACTTTAATTTCAACATCATCAATCTGCTTAAAGATATCGCGTGTGCTGATTCCTGTAAGCATACTATCAATACGCATACTTACTAGACTTTCTGCAAGCTCAAGTGTAAGATACATAACGTTCATACCTTTCTCAGCCATGTTAACGCCGATGTTAGCAAGGAACAAACTCTTACCTGCACCCGAACCACCTGCAAAGATGTTCAGCTCGCCTCTGTTAAAGCCACCAAACAATTTCTTGTCCATAGCAGCCCAACCTGTGCTCACTTGTCCGTTTGTATCTTTAATTGATTCTAGTCGCTTGCGCGGATCAGCAAAGTAGTCTGTGCCCAAGTCTTTCTGTAAACCAATCTGTACAGCTTTCTTTACTAGTTCTTCACAGCTACCATACTCGCCTTTCTCAAGCAAGTCAGCACTCTTAAGAATAGCCGCTTCTAATGCTTTGTGTCTGCTAAACGTTTCAAACTCTGCAAGCAACCAATCATAATGATTCTCTTGTAGCACACCTGGATCTTTCAAGTCTGCTCGAGTTGCAGCGTTTAACATATCAAATGTAGGCAGGGCATTGTGTTCTGTAACATACTCTGTTAAGAACTTTGCTCCGTCATGCAAGCGTCTATCAAATGCATCAGGATCAAATACCGCCTGGCATCGAACAAAGCTTTCAGCATCGCTCATCATCATTTCAAGATACACTTTCTGTATCTCATAACCGTAGTCTGTATTTTGTCTAGTACTCATATTACTATTATATACTCTTTAATTAATATTGTCAAATGTTCATTTTGCTTTTAAGATGAGGAATTATTACCTTTCGGCAGAATAACAGATGTTGATCAGAAGATGGATGATTGTCATTAAGCATATTAGGCAAGTCTGATGCATTTGCAAATTCCATCTCACCTTCTGTATCAAAGAAATGATCAAAATCAATTTGCTCATACAAATGAACTAAGCTAGGGTGTGCTGTCATTGAGGCATGATCAAGCATCAATACTTCACTTGTAGTGACACCCATAGCATAGCATATTTTATATTATGTAATTTTAAATAATTTTGTGTTCTAATAATATGTTCTAGAGTTTGTATTTGTGAATACACTTCGTCGTAGATGTATCTGTAATAGTTTCTAGCCTGGGGTATCTTCCAATGGGCGTTATATAAAATCCAGCCACCGTCGACGTCTTTCTCAACTACACGAGTTGGATTGTCCATCCATTCGTCTAAATTTGATCCGTGTTTAAGTCTAAGAATTACATCTCTGTCATTCGAGTATTGTTCATGCCTCGAAGGACCACTCCACATAATACATGCTAAGATATCTTCAGGCTTCTTAACTTTAAGTTGCTCGTGTACACTATGTATTAGCTTTCTAGATATTAGACCGTTTCCTTGACTGCCTAGCCCCAAGCTTATGAATTGGTCTGTTGGAAATTTAGTTCTATCAACTAGTATACGTTGTAGGTGTATTGGCCAGGTTGTTTCATTGGAAGTCTCGGCAAAACTACATCCTGATGTAATTAGTACTTTATCTGTTCCTTTAGCTTCAGGTGGCGTAAATCGGAATGACTTTTGTGCTCTTAGCTTCTTCTTTGCCATTAGTGCCATTGTCCTTTTAATATTATTCGTTGTTTTGTCTTTGCTAGTACTGCGCCTATACAACTACCTGGGTCGCCTGGGTTCTGCGGTACGTGTACTGTGTCCCATTTATCTCTAAGCAAGTCTACTGCGTCACGGTTAAGTGCGCCACCGCCTGCTAGTGCTAGGTGCTTGCAGCCTGTGTATACTTTTGTCCATGCTGCTATGTTGACAACACAGTATTCAAACACTGCTTGTGTGGCTGCTGCAATGTCGTTCAAGTCTTCTTGGCTAGTTAGTTCAGGCCTCCACCAGCTAACACCTCGATGCATATTCTCACGCATCTTAATGTAAGGGTCTGCACCCTTACCAGTTGTTTGTACTAGCTCTTTCATCATATCAAAGAAGAACCTATGCTTATCTCCTTTGGCTCCCCACTGGGCTACTAAGTATTCATCACGCTGTGCTTGTAGGCCTAGTCGTTGTGTCATAGCACTGTAGAACAATCCTAGGCTATGTGGATAGCCCTGACTGTGTATTTTCTTTAGCGTGTTGTTCTTTCCGTGCCATATTGTCAAGGTCTCAAACTCGCCAATGCTGTCTAAACATACTACTGCACACTCGTCTTCGGGTTGCGTGTAGTACGCATAGGCTGCATGGCTCAAGTGGTGTTGGGTATATTCTATTGGGCAATGAATGCCGTACTCTGTTAGATAACGATGTATGTTGTTCTCTTTGCCTAGCCAGCCTTGCCCTGCATAAAACTGTCTTAGTGTTTTAAGGAATGGGCGCTCGTACCAAATAACTTTGTTAGGTTTACCTAAGCGCATTGCTCTACGTATTAGCTTCTTGTTAAGGTGTGGATCGTTTGGTATCTTACTAAAGTCTTTAGCAAGTCCCGCCCATTTTAAATTGTCGTTTTTAAATACTGCAATGCTTGCATCGTGACTATTGCCAACTATGCCCCAAGTAATCATATTATTATATCCACTGCTGTTCCTGGCTGTTTGTAAGGATCTTCATGTCTTCCTTGTGCATTGTATGTTACATATTCAACTGATTCTACTACCTTAGCACCTGCACGTTCTACATGCTTAACATGCGATACATGTATATCATCTCCGACATATTGTTGTCGTTTAAAGCTGCTTACAACTTGTGCTGCGCCTACTGCGTCAATCATTTATATATAAATGGGTCACGTTTTTTAAGCTCTTTCATACGCTTGCGGAACTTAATCTCTTCTTTAATTTTGTGGTAGGGCCATGTTATCCATCCCCATACTTTCTTGCAGATCTTTTTTATACGAACCATTTTTTTGCTCTCAGTCTAATTTTAAGTGGGCTAGTTTCAGCAGCACTAGCAATACTGTATAAAGTATATAGTCTACCATACTTATCTACGCAATCGCCTACATCATTAATCTCTTGGTCCCATTCAGGTAAGCTAACTCCCCAGCCTCTACTAATGGCATCTTCTACAAGTTTCTTGCCTGCGTGATCTCTGTCAGGTACAACTACAATCTCTTTGCCTAGTCTGTTAAGCAGTAATGCTTGTGCATCATTAATCTCACTACCGCCCAGCGCACATCCGTCTATGTGAATAGCATCCATTGGACCTTCAACAAGTATAGCAAACTCTTTATCATACGTTTGTTTGTCTAGTCCGTATACAAATCCTGGTTGCTGTTCGTTCATGTACTTAGGCTTCTTGTCTGCTGTAATAGTTCTACCAGTCCATCCTATAATACGCTGTTCAAAGTAAAAAGGAATAATAAGTCTATCCCTGTATGCAAGACTTGGACACCAGTAGTATTCTGTATCATCCAAGTCCAAGTTACGAGTTGCTATGTATTCAAGTATAGCCATGCTAAACTTATTAAACTCTGTAATGTCTGTAATCTTAACTGCATCAGGTGGAAGAGGAACAGTTTCAAACGTAGGTATTTCTATCTTACGCTCTGCTACTTGCACACCTTCGTTTATACGCATTACATCGAACGTGAGCTTAGTTATGCTATCATCAGTGCAACCCAGCCACTGTAGAAGCTTACGTAGCTTCACAGACACCGCTCTACCTGGTTGCCAACTAGCTTTATATCCACAGTTAAAGCAGGAATAACTTATGTGGTTGCCGCTGACAATCATGCCGCCTCTACCTCTTGTGTCAGCAGTGTTGCCGTTGTGATGGCAACACGGCGCATTTCCGGAGATCCATCCACTTGGAGTAGTTTTTGTTTTTCTTCCTAATTGCCAATAAGACAATATTATTTCGCAGATGCTATTTGTCAACACGAGTAACTTTCCACTTGTTTAAGTTTTTTTGTTCTCTAATAGTTATAGTGTCTTGGTATAATTTTCTGTACGCATTAAAAAGTTGCCAATAAGTTACGCCAAGTTCTTCTTTGTTTTGTTCCGAGAACTCTTTTAATCCATTGTCTGCATAATAGACGCCTCCTTCTGGGGATTCTATAACATAAGTACCTTGATGAGACTTTTTCTTTTTTTCTCGCGTTTCGTCACTGTCAGGATTAGTGTTGTATCTTTTCTTCTGAGCAACAGAACTATTGTGAGATTTTTGCTGTTTCTTTTCTTCGGTCATAGTTTGATACCATTTTGTTATAACACGACTAGCCGATTCGGAGTCTAACCCGTCGCCGCCATAAGTCATATTATATCCTTTTCCTAACGTGTAATATGTCTCGAGCTTATTAATATAGTAAATTTCTTTATCATCAAGTTCTTTTTTAGACCAAGTGCTACTCTCTTCAACTACTTCAAATTTCATATTCTCTATACCGTACTTGCGTATAGAATTAAAAATATATCTGTTAGTTTTATCATTATTAGCAGACTTTTTGTACCACTGTATTTTTTCGTCAAGGGTTGAAATAGTTTGACCAATGTATTGCTTACTGTTTGGCGCTGTAATTTTATATATTATCATAGCAATATTTATACAGTCCGCAGTTAAAACAAATTTAATCTGAAGATTTGCCACCCACTAGGAGTAGTCTTACGCTTTGAAGGCAAGTGTGCTGTTACTGTGTCGGATACAATACTCATACTACTATTATAGCATCAATATTATGTTTGTCAATTAATTTCTGACTAATACTTTAGTTATTTTGTCTGCTGGATTTGCTGTTGCTTTAAAACGTATGTGGCTAAACACTCCGTTAAAGTTAACAGGAGTTGGTGTAGTTTCCGATCCACCTAGCTGCATAGTCGCAATATCAGCCCACTGTGTGGTTCCTGTAACTTGGTTATCCAAAGTAGCTTGTACTATTATATCACCTATGTACGAGCTTGTATATGCTGCTGCGGTATGCAATGCTTCGTTGCCGTTAATACCAGGTTGTGCGTCAACTGTTTCACTATACCACGTGTTAATACCAACTCCTTCTTGTTCGAAAGAAGTGACTGAATATGAGTTGAGCGGGCCTGGGAACGTTGTTCCATTAACATATATAACTCCGTCATTACCAAAGTTAGGTTGTGAATATGTAAGGACTTTGTCACCATCTGTTTCTACTAGATAGATATTGTAGCTGAGATATTGTTGTTTAACATTCAATAACTCATTTTCTGTTACTGTAAGTTTAAACTTACCTCTAGTAACTGTTGATCCGTCGTCTAATATTGTAGCATCTTTTTCTAATACCATTTGATTAATTTCATCAAATGCAACAAACTTTGGCGTATACGATGTAATATCTACAGGCTTCTGATCTGCGTTTAACAATCTAAATTCTAGCACATTGTCTATGCCTTTATATACTTGAAGCTGTTTACTATACACTGGTCTGTACTCCGTAATAAATCCCGCCATATTTGCTATGACAGTGGTTGTATGGTTGCATAAATATCTAGGTAACAATTGCATACTAATATTTATCGGAATTACATGTTAACTAAAGATATACAAGAAAATTTTCCATTCCTAAGCGTAGTAACATACGGCGGTAACGAATACATCGGAATCATTATCAATCAAGATGTGACTGTAACAAGTATGTATATCTACACAGACATTAAATCAGAGCTTGAACAACGTGCATTCCTAGAACTAGGTGAAGCGTGGTGGTGGGAATCAAATCGAATGATTCCTATTAATATATTTTTACGTGGTGAGATAGAACCATTTAGATATTCAATTATGACTATGAATTCAAAAGATGTTAAAGTAACTATAGGGCCATGCGTTAATTTAAATAACTTATCAGTTAAACGCATTAAACGCAAAAGTGTTCAACTAGTTCGAAGACCTAAGGACTAAGTTCTTCACATAGTAAATTCATGTGTACTACGCATGCCACTGCGTAGGAGGTGCCGTGTGCTTTCTTGAAGTAGTAACTATTGTCTGTCGGTTTCGTCCACACTTCTTGAAAAATCAAATTCCAATTGCTTCCACTCAAGTGCCGTTTCGCTGGTCGAATGATCGCTAGTGTTGCTGCCAATTGCTCTACCGACGACGGTTTCAATTGCTTCAATAGTTTGCCGTGCCCGTTCAGATGAAAGACTTTGTCGCTGAAGTCCGTGTGTTCCAGAAGTTGCCATAGGGGTTCTCTTTCCATTAATTGTGTTAAGTGTTCATTATCCCTAACGTCTTTATAGATGCTTACGTTAAGGAAGTCTAATTTAAAATAGCCACGTTCGTCTGCTGCCTTATGTTCAACCGTAGCCAAGTTGTCAATAGGGTTGTGTGGAATCTCCGTTGCGTAGACTCCGGTGTTGTGCTTCTTGCCTGTGTTTAACTTTGCCACACGATGTTCTAGTTGAGATAATATAATATCTCTGTCTGCAAAGTCAATATCAATATCCATTTAGTGCTGTACTCCGTTTATAATGTCATCTAGTGCTTTTAATGTTACATGGTAATGTAACGAATCTTCTTCACCCCATGTTTCACAATAGTCTTTTCCTGCCTTGTCTGCAAGTTCTTTACTGCTGTACACTCCGTGGAAACGATTCCATCCATCTCCTATTTTTTTAAAGGTATGCACGATATATATGTTAGTAGTTGTATTCATTTTGTAATTTTACGCAAGTTTTTTTCCTTTCTTAGTTGCCATGTTCCATTTAAGTTTACTTGCACGATCTTTCATAGTAATGCCTAACAGATGATCTAGTTCGTGCAAGTAGCACTTAGCACTATACCCGTCAATTTTTACAGTTTGTTTTTCTAAATTTTCATTATACCATTCTGCAAGTATTTCTGTTGGGCGCTTAATTTTAACGTACACATTAGGAAAGCTCAAGCATCCTTCGATGTCATTTTGTGTTTCTTCTGTATACTGGAGTACTGTAGGGTTAATACATATTGTACTATTTTCTACACTGTCTCCCATAACAAATACTTTTGCGTCTAGTCCAATTTGATTTGCAGCAAGGCCAATGCCGTTGTTATCAATCATAAACTTAACCATTTCTGCTTTAAGTTCTACAGGATCAAATCCTGGATTCTCTAAGTCAACGTCTTTAACTTCACGTGCTAACATTTCATTTGGATATTTAATTAATTTCATAGTTTACTTTCCTTTACAACATCTTTGACTAATTGTACATCTACTGTTTGTCTTTTAAATCTAACACCCCAATGTTTCGGGTCTACAATATTGTAGATCATACTTAGTTGTTCATCATTAAAATTACCTAACATCTCTTTTCCGCTTTTGCAATTAAGCATCAGCCAAGGACTAATCTTTCCATCCTTAATATGCCATACTGCTCTATTAGGCGACGCATATAAGAAGTAATGATTCCACACACTATTATTTTCTTGTGCCCATTCTACCATAGTTTCAACACTACGTTCCAGTGCAGTCTCTACACCTTCCTTCTTAATAAGATCGGTTGCATATGTTTCATACATTTCTTCTCTGCACCAGTGATCAAGTTTAACGCCGCTGGTTACAACATAATTCATATACTTCTCAGGATACAACGGTTTTACATTAGATACAAAACTACCAAACTTTACAAATGCATTATAGTAACTGCTTTTGCAAAACTCTTCATAGGTTTTATCTTTTTTTGCACCTGCACTTAATTTATAAAATTGATTAAATGCATAAAACCCCAAGCGTACTCTGCGCTCATCCTTTTGCAATGCTCTGCGTTTCTTTTCACACAAGTGCGCCATAAGTGTACTCTCACGCACGTAGCCTGAGTTACAGTATTCACATACATATGGCTTAGAGCTTGATTGCAATTTCATGTTCCTCTGCAAGTGCTTTGAGTTCTTTTTTTGTAGATATTCTAGCAAGTAGTTCAACCTCGTCTGTTTTCATATTTGGATTTAGTTTTTCTAACAGCGACATTGCTTTGCCTGTGCTGCCGTCACGTTTCTTAAAACCAATCCAAGGATGGAATTCGTTCTTGCCTGTGTTGCCACACATACACAACAACTTCCATAATAACTTTGGATGACCTTTGTCCTTACTTACTCCAATATCGTTAAAGTGCTTGTTGTAGTATTCATTAGTTTTAAGCACAGCAAGCTCTTGCTTGTCACGACTACCTTGTATGCCACTGACATATCTATTCAACAACCAAAAGCTAATCTGCTTCTTATGGTCGTCTTCTAACTGATCCCATATTGTGCTTTCGCCATTGTCAATCCAACTGAGGATTTCTTTTATTGCAAGTTTTTCTGCTGCCATTCGATTACATCCCCCGGTGCGTTTATCTCTACTCCATTATAGTATACACTCAAACAACCAATTTGTAAACCGTTTTTTAACCAACGGAGTTGTTCTAGTTTCTCTACTTCTTCTATAATCTTAACAATAGAATCGTAACTTAAATCAAAATTATGTTTTGTTCCTCGTTCAACAGGACACCAAATGCAATTGGCATTACACCTATTGCTTAACGATAGATTAAGTTTTTTTAACATTTGTTACCTTTCATTATACCACCGCGTTAATTGTAGCTATAACCGCGTTAATTGTAGCTATATCTGCTACGACACTTTCAAAGTCGTCTAGTCGTAACATGTTAGGACCGTCACTAGGTGCGTTGTCTGGATCAGGGTGTACTTCTAAGAAAAAGTTGGTAACGCCAAGAGCACTAGCTGCGCGGCATAAGCCAGGAACATAATCCCTGTTGCCACTGCTAGAACCTCCAAGACCACCAGGCTTCTGTACGCTGTGTGTGGCATCAAAAACCACAGGCACCCTAAAATTATTAAGCATGTAATCAATGCCGGTGAAATCAACAACCAAGTTGTTATATCCAAAACTAGTTCCTCTCTCTGTGATCCAAAGCTCTTTGGCTTCGTCACATTTACTTAGTATACCTTTCATATCCCACGGAGCAAGGAACTGTCCTTTTTTAATATTAACAATTTTATCTGTTGCACATGCCGCTTGTACTAGGTCAGTTTGTCGACAAAGGAATGCAGGAATTTGTAATACGTCAACAACATCATAATGCACCATTAGGGCAATTTGTTTTATGTCATGTACGTCAGTAAGTATTTTAACACCGTGTACTTCTTTTAATATTTTAAAGTCGTACATAGTTTTAGAAAGTCCCATGCCGCGTTTGCCTTGCATACTACTGCGATTAGCTTTGTCATAACTTGCTTTGAAGTAGTATTCAATGCCGTACTTGGCACACACTTCTTTGCATCGTTGTGCAATTTGTGCAGACTGTCCTAAGGACTCGTGTTGGCAAGGTCCTGCTATTATTCTCATTTGTGTTCCTTAACTGTGTAATACGTTGTTACTAACTTGTCTAATAGCTTTTTTAATGTTGGATATTCTAAGCTCAGTTTACATAGCTCTTGCCACTCTGCATAGTTTAACAAGTCGCCTTGGGCTCTTGCTATTCCTGCAGGATCACCGCCTATGATCCAACGTGGTATTGTATTGTGCGGAGGGTCTCGATAATGAGCATACACAACACCGTCGTTGCGCTCGTATATTAATGCTTCTCCAGGTATCATTTTATTTGACAACGTTACTTCCTGAAGTACGTCTTACAATGTCATCGTGGTTAAACTCTGCCCAATACAACTCAAATGCAACACCATCTTCTAATCCTTCGAACTGATGAATCTTGCCAGGCTTCACTTGTGTAAAGTCTCCAGCCTCAAGAATAGTTTCATCAACTAGTCCTTGATCATCTTGCCAAACTCGAACAATCATCTTGCCCGACTCAACAAAGAAGCCATTCCATTTAAATTCGTGTGCATGTTCTGAACACTTGTATCCTGCATTAAAGTTAATGCGGTGGAACTCTAATGCTCCGTTAGCATGGATCAGTTCCGTTGATCCCCATACTTTGCCTGCTTTAATTCCCATCATAATTCTCCTTACATTAATAGGCTATATTCTATCACTTCGCATTGTCTACTTATATCCTTAACAAAAAATGCGCACAGAGGATTTTTACCTTCAGTGATTGGGATACTTAGTAGTTGTCCATTTTTCATTTTAGGAAAATACCATTTTACATCTGTATAGAAATTAGTAATTTTAATTTCTGCAAAGTCTGTTTTAAAACTACTTAATGGATTAAAAAGAAATGCTTCAAATCCTCTGTCATTAATACTAGTCAGTGGCAACACTTCTAGATCCATTCCGCTTTCGGAACACCCAACTGCAACACTCCAATCAACTGGCATTGTTACTTCATGCCCGCCAATATCCAACACCATTGCAGGTGCGCTGAATGATTCTAAGAAAATTAACGGAACAAAAAAGAAGTCAGGTTCTTTAGGGTTACTATTATCTAGTACACTAAAGCGTACATCATCTTCTATTGTTTCGGGTAAGTCATCTAAGTTAAAACACTCATTTTCTAATGTTAATATTCTCATAATTTAATTCCAGTCCACTTTCTCAATTGTAAATGGGTACTCAGCTTCTTTGTAAAATTTCTTACGTTGAGTTAAGTGTCGCTTCGCAAACTTGCATGTTGATGTCAAGTCCCAAATTTGTACGAAGTCTTTGTCTTTTGCCTTACGAACGCCTCTACCAATACTTTGTATTACTCTTACAAATGATTTGCCAGGCTCCAAGAGTACAAGATTAAAAATGCGAGGGATATTAAGGCCCACCGCTGCGACACCATATGTTGCAATAATAACTTCGTTAGTCCCCTCGCGAATTGTATCATATGTTTCCTTCCTGTCTTTTACTTTAACTGCACCACTTACGAAAGTGCTGCCGGGTATAAGTTCTGCCAGTGTTTGTCCTGCACTAATCCTGTCTACTAAGATTAGTGTGTTGCCTGTTTGTGATACGTTATTCATCATACTCGCAATGTATGCTAAACGTGCTGGATCTGATGTTAAGTATTTTAGTTCACCTTGATAGTCCGAATGTGCTACAACATCAATCAGCTGACATACATTAACATGACACGCTGATAGTACTCCTTGATCCTGTAACGACTTTGCTGTAATGCTTCCAACTACTGGACCTAAGCTTGCGTGAATACTTTCAAACTCAAACTTCTCTCTAGGCACTGTGCCAGTTAGTCCCCAACGAATCGGAGCGTTCTTTAAGTTGCGTGTAAGTAAGTTCTTTAGTACTTCTGCTTTGGCCATGTGACAGTTTGAAACTACAACATCATTTGCAATATAGTTATGGTCCGTTTCTACATGAAGATTATAAGTTTCGTGTGGCTTTTCGATTTCTTTTTTACTGATTAACTTCATAAAGTTTCCTAATTTTATTTTGTGTTTTAGTATCAAATTCGGTCAAATCATCAGGCATTGGCCGAGTTATAAAATATTCTTTATCTGCTAATACTAAATTATATCCATTAGCATTGCACCACTCTTCGGCGGTAGATATTTTAGTTTGTGTTTTTTGGTCATTAAAAAGTTCTCTAGGTTTTACTTCAATTGCAGTTTTAGTTTTATGATTAACAAAATCTATTATGTAAATATGTTCTTTACATTCAAAAACATAAGGTATTCTTAAAGTTTCATACTCGGCATCAGGATCGAAATATTGATAAAGTGATTCCCAGCTGCTTCTATATTTTTTATTTTTATAATACGAATCCCAATGAGTATTTCTATTATTAGAATTTGGAGTAAACTCTCCTGAAAGAATTTTTTCTTTCATTAAGTTACTTCTATATTCTTTTTGTTCTGCGGTCATCATTGTTCCGTACATGCCGTTTTTTGTGCCAGTATTAGCAACACTTATCTTTTCTTTTGTTTCAGCTGAATGCGGATAAGAATAAGGATAGTTTCCCTTCATATCTTTATTCCATGGCGTTCCTGTATTTAGGTTAGATTTAATTTTTTTTCCATGCTTTTCTTGGCATTTGATTCCGCCTTGCACAGAAGTCAAGGATCTACACTTTTTTTCGGCCAATTCTCTGTCATCACTATTGATACTGTAAAGTATGTCAAAATTTTCTTTCCAAACATTATCTCCTGACATTACTCGTTTCTTGCAAAGACGCACGTCTCTCTCAGACTCAAGGATTAATCCATTTGATAGAATAACTTTTTTACCAGTTATTTTTTCTGCTTGCAGTTTTTGATGATTTATTTTTAAAACTTTATTAAAGTTTTCTATATCAAATTGTTTTGCCATAAATACTTCTCCTTTAGCTATATGTATTTATGTCAATAATTTCTAAATCTTCAGTTAATTGGTCTGCTCTAACCCAGCCATTGTCTGTTAAAAATTTATGGTTAGCAGTAACTTTAGTTTTTATGCCGTTGTCAAACTCTATCTCTAGCATTTTTTCACTTTGACTATGTGTTAAGTTTTTATGAACTTTAACTACTGTATCTTCTTTGTATTGTTTTGTTTTTTCACATAGATTAATTACTTTGTCGCCCGCCTTTAAATCTTTAATAGGCACTTGACCACTTGGTGTTGTGATAAGAGTGTTGCCATCAAAACATTCGTCAACAATGATTGTAGATACCTCTTCTAAGAACTCTGCAAGACTTAGTGCTGCTGTGCCGTCCTTGTTTTTCTTGTCAAGTATATTTAAACTTTGCCAAGTACAAATTGTGTGAGTCTTACCTAGCATCTTCCTGTCGCCGAAGTACACACCAACGTCGAGCCCACAGTTAACATAGTCTTCTTCTGTTTGTTCTACTAACGACTTGTTAGGAACAATAACTATGCTACGTCCGTAAGGCTCAGTTATATGACTTAGAGTTGCTGTGGTAATTGTATTATGATGTAATACTCCGTCTGCATCATAATATAAGTACGGTGCATCTATTCCGATATCGTAAAATGTAGTATCGTCAATATTGTTAATACTACTAACCTTAACATTCCCGTTAATAGTTTCTACCGAGTCGCCAATTGCTAATGAATCTGCAAATACGTCTGCATTATTATATCTTAATATATGCTTATTAGCACACTTTATTTCTACACCATTTGCAAGTAATAGTTTTATGCCTTCTAACTTTTCTTTTTTAATTATAATATTAATAGTAGCAGTTCCTGATGGTGTATTAACTTTACAATCAAGATCTTTAATATTAATTTCGCAGTTATCGTTTAATAGTACTCCTTTGTACTTCGCGATCGACTCTGCTAGTTCCCCTATTGGTATGTTAAATTTCATTAAGTTTTTCTTCTATTAAATTTGTAATTTTAGTAATTGCTTGGTCAACGTCGTCAGTATCCCAAATTGTTAACAATGTGTATCCGTGCCATTCTGCTATTTTTCGCTTTACAGTATCCTTTGCAATAACCAAGTCTGCTGATTCATTTGAAAATAAGCTCTTCCATTCTAACAGTTGTTGCTCAGATAATAACTCTGCATTAGCATGGAACTTAGATCCATTAAACTCAACAATTATTTTAAGCTCGGGTATCGTAAAATCATAAAATCGTATACTATCGTCGTCGCGCAAAAAATATTCAGTATTTCCGTCAATGCCTAAGTATATACGAATTTTATCGTTATACTTTTCATAGACTGGCATTAACACGGTTAACGACTCTTTTGATGCTTTGCAAAACCCGACCATTTTTCTTTCATTAATTGTAGGATCTAGTTCCATAGCACGAGTGTATGATGTTAACCATTCTGTCATTCGCTTATCGTACTGTACTTTGCCTTCATCAGTGCCATATCTGTTAACATAAAACTCTAAGCCGTTTGTAACTTGAAGATTACTTACTTTCTGCACAGCGTCTGATTTAGAATACCCTTGCTTAATCCAGTATTCGGGGGTTCTCATCGAATACCCCCGTGCACCTTTCTGTGCAGCAGGTGACAGTGACGATCGACTCGCTTGTACGTCTGACACTAATTGTACTGCGTCCTCGTGAGTATGTCCACGCGATGTCCAATGAGTTAGTACATTTTGTAAATTCCGTGTTTTTCGCTCTGCAAATGATGATAATACGTCATTTGCTTCACTTACAGGAAATACAGTTGATAACTTTTCTAAAGTAGCATAATTCTTGTTATCTGCTGAACATTTGCATGTTGATACTATAAACTCATCTTTTCTAAATCCGATAACTAGCGCTGCATTACACTTTAAGCATTGTGAAGTACTTACTGTAAATTTATGATATCCATTATACGGTATGTAATAAAGTTGCTCATTGTTGAACGTTATTACATCCAATAAGGTGAAATCTAATTTTTTCCTAGTAATCATCGACTTCCACATTTTTCGCTGATATGTTTTACAAAAAGTTGCTACGTTCATAGAATTGCTCCAGTTGCTATTTCTTACTTTATTTAGCAAATATTCAGCAAAATCAGAATTACCTACATCTATATCCATTGTAGAATCATAAGTTCGACATTTGCCTGCACCAGTAGCAATCTGTTGCAAACTCTGTGGATTATCTAAGAATGTATTAATTGCTTCTACTTGATAGTCACGCAGAATAATATCTTCACCTTCTGCAGGATGTCCTTCAGGCCAAACAACTCCTTGGTCCTTCCAGTAGTCTTCTGTTACGTGTTTAAAGTTTAAACTAATGTGCATTCGCCTGTCGTCAATGTCTGCAATTTCAACATTATTCTTTGTAAGCACACGCTGTACTACATCAAGATGATTAACGTAGCCGCTGCCGCCAATACCAAAGAAAGCAACTTTGCCGTCCCAGCGTCCTAGTTTATACTGTGGCATATGCTTTGCATAAGGAACCTCAAACTTTAATGCGTTGGCAAGTTGTCGTCGTACATCTACATCAAGACCTTCGATCTTAATGTTTACTTCGTCTTCAATAATCAATTTACAACTAGCCATAATATTTTGAATGTCTCCTCATTGGACTCATTTGTTCTTCTCTGTATACTATTAAGTCACAGTTAAATGAAACATAACTGTCCACAAAACGGTCCATTGAACTTGTAAAACTAAATGTAGCATTAGGCTTCCAATTATTTTTAACAAGTAACTTTGGTAACTTACTCTTACTAATATACACTACTTTTGTAGTGCTGTCAACCCAATTGTTTAATTTTCTGTCCTTAATCAATTGGTTAAAGCCTGCGTCCTTTTCCTCTGCCCGAAACAACACACTTTGTTCGTTTGAATCTAATATGTCCCTATAATGATTTGCAAACGTATATAATTGTTCTTCTGCATGTGTAGGATCCAGTACAACTAATAACGGAAATCTGTCTAACTCCCATAATGCAGTTAGCACATCTTGTGTTGATTGAACACTAGGCTTACTGTGATATGTTTTATCTTTGCGTGAAGCAATTTCATGCACAAGTTGATTACTTGCCTTGTCTAAGTTGGCAACATGATTAAACCCGTATCTAAATCTACGATCATAAAGTTTTGTAAAACTTTCAGCAGACGTATCGCCGACTTCATCTTGTATCGTAACTACAAGTGTAGGATTAATATTAATTAAATTATAATCGTCGCCTATACCGCTAAGATGATCTTGTGGATTATCATTTATAACTTTTATTTTGTTGTAAATTTCTAATAATTCTTCGTCAATTGCAAATTCTTTTTTTGTAAACCGATCCAATAAGTTTAATATATTACGTTCGTTATATGTAAATTCGTGTATATGAGTGCCTTTTTGATGATAATACCCTTCAGCATTATTTGCAAATTCGTGTATGTAACAGATGTCAGTTTTGTTAAAAGGAAACCTAACTACAATGTTGTCGTCTTGCAATTTAATATATTTGCTTCTATCAATGCTGCGCAATGGCTGACGTAATTGCGTAACTGCATAATCAAAGTCCCAATCTATATTAGTAAATTGTTCACGATAAGGCAACAGTTTTTCTTGCATAAGTGCAGACTGTCTATCAGTTAGTGCCATACCTTTAAAACACTGTCTAGCAATACTAGTCACAATAGTAAAGTCAGTTTGTTCGATAGTGAATTTTACAGGTGACTCACGCATGCCTGCAAGGTGTTCTAAGCAATCTTCTAAATTTAATATCATACATGTATTATAGCTTAGATTAGCTTAGAAGTCAAGTTCTTTAATGGAATTCCTTGTGATATTTCTTCAAGTGTATATTCAGTATGTGCGTAGTCATTAAGCCACTGTGTTCTGTCTGGCATACGTGGATTTTCTATCCACAGCAACAATGTGTTAGCAACATCATACGCTAGTGAGCTTTTGCCTACAAACGCCGGGACTCCATTAATTACACTGTGTATACCTGGATTACTGTTCCAACTTACTGTTGCCCATATGTTATCAAAGCTCATGTCAAAGTCGTCATACGAGTTGGGAATCTTGTTAGGAGTTTGTACTGTAACACTACTGTCTACGTTTACTCTGCAACGAGGATGCGGTCTAAATATAATAGGACGGTCACTAACTGTTTTAATTGTAGCTATTGTTTCTGTTACCCATTGCTGCATTGTCGGCATATCTTGCCATTGTAAACTCTTATCATGTTGTCCGCATATAAGAATGTTATCGCCACTGCGTCTAGGCTTTAAATATAACCCAAGGCTATTAGCACGTACAGAATTATTACCCATACTGCTAAAATAAGCATCACGATTAATTCCATTGAGCCCTACTTTCCATGTCGTACCACGTTTAATGCCTCCTACTTCTAACACTATTGTAGGTTTGTGTTGATCCCAAACTTGCCTGTTTCTAGCCATGCGGCCGTGAAAAAGAACACTCCAAATAACGTTAACGTTGGCACTACTATCGTTATAAACAACAGTATGCCCATTGTCATTAAGACTATTTGCAAAAGCGTCAAAAACCGGTTTGCTATTAAGTGCGCCATAATCCGTCCATAAACTAAATTTCATTCCAATAATCTTCTGTTCTGTTAACCATGATGTCTTTGCGTTGCGACTTGCCTGCGTCTTTGCGTCCACCTTTCATATGGTCAATCCATTTGCCTAGTACGCCATTAATTAACGGATGACCTCCGCCTCCTGACTTTGCTTCACGCAAATACATTTCAGCACTATAATCGTGTGCATTAGGAAATTGTAATTTCATATTGTTTAATATACTTCCAAACACAAAACTGTCATGCCATTCTTCTAACAAGAATATTCCGTTGTCTGCTTCTTCGTATACTCTTTCAAACTCTTTAAGGAACTCGTGACACACAGGATGATTTAAGTTTAATCCGTAGAAGCCGCACTCTGGCCATGTCTGCGATCCTTTGCCTCTGCCTACATAAGTGATCCAAGAGTTGTCTGGTAACTGCGCGGCAAAGTCTTCGTACGTCCAAGGGCTATGCACATATGTATCCGCGTCCATCCACACACACCAGTCCTTAGAACGCACACAAGCGTCATACACTGCGTATGTTTTATTAGCGAACCTAACTGCGTCCCACTTGAATTTCTTCATCCAGTCCTTGCGTGTGTGGCGCTGTGGCTCATTAGTAATGTCACCATTAGCTTTAGGAACATGTCCCCATGTTGATTTAAATGCATTTAGTTTAGGTAATGCTACCTTTGCATCTAATATCTCAATGCGGCTTGGATCAGGATTAACAGGCTTACAATCCTCTGCATACACTAACAACTTAATACGCTTGTCAATGTTTAATGCAAAACTATCAATCATACGCTGACCGTACTTTGATAACCCTGCTGGGTGAAATGTTGTTACTACTGTTATTGCCTTGCTCATTTTATTGCCCACTTCCTTAGGTGCTTCCATGCTGTTCCGTCTTTAAGTTCGTCTAGTGTCCAATGCATTTGCGCCATTTTATGAATCCACTTTTCTCTGTCAAATTCTTTTAACGTTTCGATATCAGCCAACTTATGATGAGATACTTCTGCTGCTTGACTGTTAGTTGGGTCTAATACAATAGTAGGAATACCTTCAATAGCTGCTGCTATTGTTGGGCTACTATTATAATTTATTACACAATATGAAGCAGCAAAGTCTTGTAATATATGATCAGAATGACTTACTTGTACATTTGCCAGCCTATACCTTGCTAACATTCTTTTATGATTAAGAATGCCTTTATCTCCAGGATGAAATCTAACTACAACTGTTCGGTCACTATGTTTTCTAATTTGTTGGATAGTTTTAATTAACCAAGGCATAAGTTGGATGCCGTCCATACTCCAGCCACCGTCACGCTGGCAACATATTAAAATATTATTACCTGTAGTTTGACGAGGCTTTAACTTAATTCCTAAACGACTACTAATTAAATCCCACCGTGCAGGATCAGGATCATCGTTACAATATTCGCCAGTGTTAGGAAATACACCATCATAACTATAACGTAAAAATTGATTAGAGTTTCCTTTATCAGCATATAAAAATAAGTTACTGTCTACAATTATACTACGCTTGCCGTTTTGTTGTTGTTTTTCAAATACTGATTTGCGTAAATTTAAGTGTGGAGAATTTTTACTGTTTGGATGCACGAATCCCTGTACTACTGCAACATCTACGTCAACTGGTGTATAGTCACAAACAATTTGGCCTTTATCACCGCATGCCCATACTCCTTCAATAAAGTTTACAATAATTTGTGGCTTTTCTGGATTGGTATTTCCCGGAGGTATTCCCATTAGGTAGGATGCAACTGTTATAGTCATACTTGTGTCTCCTGTAGTATACGCCAAGCAGTTCCATCTTCCATTTCAGCTTGTGTAAATTGTGAGTACGACAAGTGTGTTAAGAATGCAAACATTTCGTCTCGTGTAGGTATTTTAGGATTTTCCAAGTTTGCTAGGTCTGTTTCGCAAATTAATTGTGCTGCATTTGGTCCTAATGTAATGGCAGGTTTGCCTTCCATAAGTGCTTCAGTAGCAGCAATACTATTGTATGTGATCAGACAATGTACATCGTCTTGCAGTGCATCTTGTATTGTTTTTGTACTAATGCGTTCGCTTCTAATAGGCTTCATTCTAATTTCAATAGGACGATCTGTTAGTGTAGATAAATTTGCTACTAATTTTTCTGTCCATTCTTTAGCAGTACCCTGCCCGAACATATTCATTACTTTATCACTGGGAGGACATACTAAGATCTTTGAACCCGACGTAAATGGCTTGTATATTTCTTTAAAAGGCCCTAGCTGTAATTCTAGCCTTGATTTATCGTACGGTAACATTTCGTGCATATTTTGCAGTGCGTTATATGTAATACGGTGCCAAGTTTTGTGTTTGCCGTTTCCAAAATAACCAGTGTCCATTGCATAAAAGTTTCTGCCAGATGCCCAACAACGTTTAATAGCTTTTTGACTCCCGCCGCCGAGTCCTCTAATTATTAGAGTACTGTCAGTATTTTCTTCAGCCTCCCAACTAGATTCTATACCGCTAACACCTTCTATGAAACTACGCAAATAAGGATCATAATCGTGACCTTTTCTTGCATAGTTGTTGCCACCTGTACTATCTATTGCTGCTACTTTACCCATTCATCATCGCCTGTAATTCTTGTTTCCATTCTTGATTGTATTCACAGTTCCTATAGTTTTCAAACCACGGTCCGCCTTCTGTGTAGTGTAATAGTTTTGGTGCACCATCCTCTGGCTCGTTATAGTGTCCTACTAACCAATTCCATTCAGGTGATAGTTCACCAATTAGATCATCACTTTCTAGCCAACTAAATCTATGAAAGTATGCTCCGTTAAGTTCTTTCTCATTTACTAAATCAATGTCAAGTCTTTTGTTAGCAGGATGGCCGCAATTGATAAGCATCATACTTGACCAATTCTTGCGTGGATAAACTGTTTGTGTTTGTCCATCCATTTTGGTGCCTTCTTTAGGTGCGTAGTTGTGTTGCACACACATCACTGCCTTTGTATCATCTGCTTGTGCATACAACTCTGCAATGTCTGTTCTAAGTAACATGTCACAATCCATAAACACTGCCCAACCACTAAAGTTAACAAGTTCGGGAACTAAGAAGCGAGTAAATGTAAATTCAGTACTAGCAAGTTTGTCCGGGGATCTTGAATACCAACCTTGACGTTTAAGATCATTTTGTTTTAGCGGAATAACTTGTGCAGTCGGACTATGCCGTTCAATGCTGTGTTTGCATACTTGATATGCTATGTCTTCTCTTGGGTCGTAGCCTACAAATACTTTCATGTGTCTCTTCTTTCTATATCTTCTTCAACGCACTCACCCCATTGTATTTCTAGTATGTGTGCATTTTCTGTACCACTGTTAGATGCTAGATGCCAAACTTCCTTGCCAATCTCATAAGGTATTCCGTGCGGTATTAATTTTAGTGCTGATACATTTCCGTTCCACTCAGTCTGCATATCAACTACACCTTCCAGTACCATCCATTGTTCTGAACGTTTAAAATGTTTTTGGTCGCTTAGTGCCTTGCCTGGATATATCACAAGTTCTTTTACTTTGTAACCTTTCTCAGGTCTGTCATCTAACACACGCCAGTAACCCCAGTCACGTTCAGTCTTTTGTGTTTTCCATTCGTCTAGTATCCAACTTGAACTATTGGCTTTGTTGCTACCGCCCACCTTCCATGCAAACTCTACATCTTGATGTCCGCCGAATGTAGCATACTCGGGGGTAGTCTTATTTGTTCTATCGCCGCCATTAGCAAACACAACACGCCAACTTGTACCTTTGGTTGCTAGTACTTGATCTATAGCACTTATTGCTGTATCGTCACTGTCGTTAAATCCAATAACTTCGTCAACACACGATAGTTCTTTAATGATTGCACAACGTTCTTCGAAAGGCATAAATGGTCTGCCTTTCTTTCTAGTTAGCCATTCATCTGAGTTAACACCAACTACTAGATGATCTCCAAGTTCTCGTGCTGCTTTGAAATAGGCAATGTGTCCGCTGTGTAGAGGATCAAATCCGCCGGTGGTTAATACTACTTTATTCATATAGATATTTATATATGCAGTTTACAATAAATTTTGTATTTGAGTGAGCTCGTCAAGTGTAAGAAAATAGCGACTATTTGCTAGTGCAGTATTATGTTTAATTATATCTCGATACTCAGTGTCGTTAATATCAAATTTAGAGTTGTTCCATAAAAATTTAAATCCATTGATCCAATTACTTCCTAGAGGACTTTCGCAAAATAATACTGGAACTGTATTACAAATAATTGTTTCTATAAATCTGTAACTCCATGCATTTGGGTGTTGCCATTTTTTAGGACGCTTTGCATCAACATGATTAGGAACAAGACCAAATTTAGAATTACAAATTATTTGGTAGTATTGTGTATCAAAATCATATTTTTCTTTTTGCCTACCGACAGTAGAATGTTTAATATAACTGTTTTTTTCTATAAATGGTTCTAAACTCTGTTGCCGGCCAAAAGACTCAAAATGCCCTACAAAGCAATAATCATATAGTTTTTTATGATTTAATAATGATATATGATTTAAGTATTCTTTAGGATACTTAATCCCAATTTGTACTCCTTGTAGATCTATAATACCGTTCCTATGATCAACTAGTGGATCTAATTTTTCAATATTAATACTGTATTCTTCTAATGCATACTTTAATAATCTAAATTGTAATAAATTAGGTGCAGGTGTACTACATCCTTTTGCTTTTAAGTTCATAGTAACTCCTTAAACTTTTCTTCGATCTTATTTAAATCGGGTAATATACCAGTGCTAAATTTTACGTTATCTAATATAGATGTAATATGTGTATCAACATTAACCGATGCAAAATAATCTTTAAATTTTATATCATTTCCTTTTACTTTATTAGAAAATTTAATCCAAGCAGCAGGAATACCGTATGCATGAGCTGCTATGATGCCATGCAACGATGAAGAAATAATTTGTCTACATTTAGTAATTTCTTTAGCAACTTCTAAAGGATTATGATTTTTTAAATTAATAATATTGTATTCTGGATACTGTAGCTTCATTTCATCATAATCTACATAATGCGGAACTATTCCAATATCGTATTCTTTTTTACTTTCATTACAAAATAATGGCAGTAGTAATGCGGGATCTCCGTATATTTTTGGACACAAGCCGCCTGCACTTAATATCTTTTCTCTTGTTAATGGCCCACGAACAAATCTATAATCAGCATCTGGATTTAATTTATGTTTACTATGCATAACTCCGCTTCCTAATACAATCATATTATTAGTCGACCGTTGTATAATAGACCCAATACACATTGCATCACTAGTCTCTGGATTTGAACTCATAGTATGTGCTATATTATAATAATTTAATACAAAAGGAGTTAAAATGTCTCCAAAGTTAGGATATCTATTTGACCAATAAACTGTAATCATGTTAAGTATTTCTTATAATTTTCAAGATATCTACTAGACACTTTTTGTTCTCCTTTAAGTGTTAAAAATGCACTATGTTGTCTAATTTTTCCAATACTCATCCAAGTTTTACTAAGAGTGCAAAAATCATAGTTTTGCGCAAGTGCATTTAACACTGTTTGATCTCTTCCCCATAGCCAAGTGTCTACAGAGTTAGATTGCAATTCTGCTGCATATTCTTGTCGAAATCCATTATCTAAAAATGCAATAAATCCAGCTAGCCATCTGTTATCTTTATGATGTTTTAAAACATATTGATTTTTAAATAACAACTCTAATTCAGATTTAGATATTGCACGAGTACAAATGCTATCTGCGTCAAGCGTTATTACATTTTCATTTTTTGAAAATTTATTTGCTACGGCTAAAAATCTAACACTCTGCAAGTATGATATTTTACTCTCAACACTAGAAAAAGTTTTATCTTCGGTTGTGATACTTACTGAAGATAAAACGTTATGTTTAGTAGGATTTACAATATGGCAATGCAATACTATATGCGGATTGTGGCGTTGAATACTTTTTAACAGTGTAACTGCCCAATCATCGTAATATGATTGGTCACATCCTATAAGAATATTATACTGATGCATCTTCCATTCCTGCACACCGCAGTTTAATTACATTATTGATAGAGAAACCCTTTGAGTCAAGACCTTTAAGTAAGCCTAACCATTTGTTGCGCAACAGTGCAAACTCATTAATAATCTTTTCGTAGTCAACTACATCTGCTTCGCCGTCGACATATTTTTCTACATCACGACTACTCAGAGCACGTTGATAGTTTTCGAGATATTTCTTAAAATATGAGCTACGCAACCTACGTAGCTCAATATTTAAGTAGTGTAGGATTGCTTCAATCTCTTGAAGCTGATTAAAACGTTGTTCAACGATACCGGGCATTTCTGCCGCGGCACGTTCAACATTGCCTTTGAGCTTTACATCAAGTCGACCTTGTATCAGCTCATCTTCAAAGAACTGTACAGCACTCGGTATCTTAGATATGTCTCGCGATACTTCGCTATACCATCCCATTACTCATCCCACTCTTCTTCGTCGTCATCGACATTGTCCAAGTCTAGATAGTAGCTGATAGCGTCATCTAAAGGAGCATCAGTGCCGATGACTTCTTTGAAAGTCTCATCACTGACACCATAGTCTGCTAATAGATCAACAAACTTTTCAGCTACTAGTTCCATTTGCTTCTTGTCTACATACTCTTTAAACATCGTCCAGATGTCACTGATGTGTTCTTCATTCATTTGCAGTTGCTTCCTCAATTTGATCGTCGGTTGCTTCTTCTAAGTTAACTTTATCGGTATTTACCACAGGCTTCATCTTCTCGTTATATTCCATCATGATCTGATCAAGTTTGCCGCCAATCATCCATGCCTTGCGACTGCTCAAAATTTCATCGCCTGCTAGATTAGTATACCTGAGTCGATTACCTTGCTTAACTAACAAGTTCTTCTTCTCAAACAATTCAACTAGCCCGCTATAAGGATTCATACCAGTTTCATAAGGAATCTTCACTTGCACACCTTCAAACGGTTTTGCATAACGAGTCTTCATTACTTTACAACCAGCACGTATACCCATAACTTCTGAGATCTTATTACCGTCTTCGTCTTCTTTTAACTTCATCTTTTTCATTGCAACAACAATACTTGATGCATAGATAAAGCCTGCGCCACCACTAATTTTATCATCTGGGTCAAACATATCTTGCGATGCGTATGTGTGGTTAGTACATACTAGTCCAACGTTCAATGAGCCAATCATGTTAACTGTGTTACGAACAAGTGAAGTCAATGCCTTAGGCTTACGACCCATATCACCTTTCATATCACCTTTGTTAAACTGATCAACGTCAGTAGGTGTTAGCAACATACCCAACGAATCAACTACAAACAATACTTTAGGACGATCTGCTTCATCCATTGCACGATAGTCATTAACAAATGTTGAGATAGTTTTTGCTACATCATCAATCATTGACATGTTTAGCTTGAGCAACTTCTCTGGGCTTGTGTCTACTTGCAATGCCTGCAACCAGCTCTCGTCAAGTGCATTCTCTGTGTCAATTAGTACTACAAAGATGTCTTGATCCTGTGCGTGTTTTACAATGTTGCCAGCGCAGAAATAACTCTTACCTGCTCCTGATTCACCTGCAAACACAGTAACCTTACCTAGTGGAACACCTTTGTGAAAGTCTCCTGAGATAAGATAGTTTAGTGCATATGATCCTGTACTGATCCAATCAGTAGGATCGTTAAATCCAGTACTCATGCCTGAGATACTTTTAGTCAAGTCCTTGCGGAACTTACTAACGTCAAATGACTTAGCCATTAAATTCTCCTATTAAAGCTGTAATAAGTAGGGGAAGTTACTCCCCTACTTTGCAGGTAGTTACGCCTGACGTGAGCGGATCATTGCTAGAATGTCGCTTGCGCCGCCGCCGGCCGCTGGTGCCGCCTCTGCCGCTGGTGCCGCAATAGCTGCTTCAGCTACTTTAACATCTGCTTCAAAAGGTGCTGCTTCTACTGCTGGAGCACTTTGGCTAGTTGCAGTTGCGCCTGCACTTGCTGCTTTTTGTGGGTCGCCTGTACGTGCTTGCATGCCACTTGGACGGAAGTACTGACTCCAACGATCTGCATCGTATGCTTCACCGTCTACTGACGCTTCAAACATCTCTTGCATTACTTTTACAGCAGTTGCGTCTGGCTTCTTAGGAAGGAAGTCTGACAAGTTAAACAAACCGTGTGTGTTAATTGCAGCCATTTCTTCATCGTTCAATGGACGATCTCTACGTGCCCAATTACTTGTGCCGTAGTCTGCATAACCACCTTTACTAGTTTTGTTTAAACGGAAGTCTACACCAGCAGTATAATCTGTTGGTAATTCTTCCATGTCTGGATCCATTAATGCTGCCTTAATGATCTGGAAGATCTGAGGACCAATAATGAATCTACGGATTGGATTCTCCGGTGCTTGGTCGTCTGCGATAGGATTATCGTTTACGAACCCTTGGAATACGTATGAACGCTTTTTCCAATACTTACGGCCCATGTCTTCAAGACTTGCGTCTTTAAACCAACCGCGTACTTCTGCAAGGATACCACAGTTTTCGCCGTACATTTCCATACAAGGAACTTGTACTTGTACTGGACGAGATGCTGTGTCTCCTTTAACACCTGCGAACGGAAGTTTGATCATCAAACGTTCTGCCCAGAAGAAAGTGTTATCTGTGTTGCCATCTGGAAGGAAACGCATCGTTGCGTTTTCGCCTTCTTTAATATTCCAAAATGGGTAAATTGGGTTTGGACCTTGATTCTGTCCGCCGCCTGATGAGCGTTGTTCTTGCTCTTTAAGTTTAGCTCTGATTTCTGCTAATGATGCCATAATTATATGCCTCTTTCGTTGTTATTGCCTAAATGTTGTAGCATTATTGCTACAAGTGCCTTTTAATGTTACAGCACAGTTATTATTATATAACAGATACTGAACAATGTCAAGTCTTTTTTTAAAGAAAAAGAAATAAAACTTATAAGTGGGTTAGCGTAGTCCTGCTAACTCACGAATTCTGTCATGCTCGCCTGTGTCTGGTGCTTCCATTTGCTGTGGTTGTGTTTGCATTTGAATCTCTTCAAACTTTGCAGTTACTTGTTCAATAAACTGTTTAGCAGGATTGATGTACTCTTCACCGTAGTCTTTTTCAACCATAGTTAGTACTGCTGTTTCGCCTTTTGGAAATGCTCCATTCTCACGATCAAAGTAACTAAGGATGAACTCGCCTAATGGTGTCTTTTGTTCTTTTTCTTCATGACCGTCATCTTTGCTCATTGAACCGTCTTTATCAATCTTAACGTCCATAGTGTCGTCATCGCCTTCATTCATGTCATCCCACATTGCAGATGCTTCTTCTTCGCCGTAGTCGCTATACTTGTTCATGAACTCTTCTTTGTCCATATCTTGAGCATCGTCAGTCATTTCGCGTTTAAACTGTCCTTCTCCAAACTGGCCCATCATTTCTTCAAAGCCCTGCTCTAGCTGTGCATCCTCTGGTACGCATTTGTTTACACGCTTGCCTTTGTTCTTTCCAGTACCTTTTTGTGTACCAGCTTTTTTGTAACCATCCCAGCACTTGTCTGGTCCTGCTACTTCTTCTAACTCTTCTGGTCCTAATGATTTCGCTTTGCTTGCTTCACTTACTAGGTTATAAATGTATGGAAATACATCTGCTAGTTCTTCGTTGAACTGCTTAATAGTAAGTTGGTCAATCCAATTCTCTGCAACGTCTGTAGGTACATCTTCCATCATTGGCTTAGCATATGCTGCAAATGTTTCTGCATAAAACTTTGGCTTTTGTAAGCTCTCGATTGTTTTCTTAACTGTACTAATACGTTCTTTAACTGCGTCAACATATCCTGATAGGCTTTCTGCCATTACAGCACTACGACCCATATAGTTGTTGAACTTGCGTAATTTGCTCATTTCTTCTGATAAGCCTACAATGTGTCCGCCGAACTCATCATGCGGTTTGCCGCCTTCTGCTACGTGACGTGCCATTGCTCTTGCGCCACTTAGGTGTTTGAACGGATATATAAAACGTTCGCCTTCTGCGCTTTCAATATAAATTTTGCCAATGCTGCGTGTACGCCCTGCTGCACTTTCTTGATTAACACCTTCTGTGTGCTTAATTACAATACGTGCTTCGCCTATCTTTTGGTAGCTAATACGACTAGTACCATATAGTTTTGATTCGTTCATGTTCTCGTCCTCAGGGGGTTTCGCCAAGAATTTATAATCTCTTTTATTTAAATTTGACTTTGTAATGTCTCTTACACTATAATCTAACATACGCTTTTTACTAAAAATGCGTAGTTCTTTTAGAAAATCATACCACGCTTCTCGTGTCATTTCGTCTTGATCTTCCATAAAGTCTTTACTGTATATAACAGTTAAGCCGTCATCTTCGTCGATGGCAACACTTACTTTGCCAAGTCCGTTATAATCAAAATCAAAGAAACGTGCCATAGTTGGCTCATTTGTAACTGTTCCTTGTTCGTCACCGATAGTAACTTCTGGAAATCTTCCTCTAATCTTGTTAAAAAGGTCTTCACCTATTGTATCAAATTCTTGCATAATGTATTTATCTACCTAGTTAAAAGTTACTGCTTATAAAGATGGGCATAGGTGCTTCGTAATCTTCTATGTCTTCAGCTTGTGTAAAGGTACTATATATTCTTGGATCCCAATCTTTAAGTACTGCCATCATTCTAAGCGCAAGTAATGTTGCGCTTACTAGGTCATCGCTGCCGCCAGACTTTGCTTGGTAACTACTGCCTGTTGCAACAAACGCTTTGAGCTCACTAATAAGAGTCTTGCTTCTAATCTTCATCTTATCGTTTTCTATCATAGTTTTAAGTCTACTACACGCTGTAATCTTAGTACCGTGTGTAGTGTTAAATCCTTTGCGGAACTTTCTTACGTGTCCCTTACGCATTGGCTCACTTACAAATAATCCTGGTATATTTTCTTCACCGAAGTCGTTAATAACAAGTAAACATGCTTCGCCAATGCCATTGTTTTCAACACTCCAATATATGCCGTTGGCATTGTTAGTTTCTTGTTGTAAGTATTTGCATATGTCAGCAAGTACTCGTATTTGTCCTGGTATAGCAGTTGTGTTATGTTGCCACTCTGCTACTTGTTCGTAACTAGGCAGTTCAAACACTTGTATAGCTGCGTTATCGCCTCCTGTTCCCATACTAGGGTCAAGTGCTACTGCATATGTATATTGCGCTGTAGGCTTCTTATACCAGCGTGTTTGGCCCATGTTAAGCATAGGAGCTACACCTTCCATAACAGCAAGTTTAATACTATTAATTAGTGTTTCGTCAAATACAAGGAATTCACAATTAGAACTTAATACATTATTCGTATAATATTTATGGCCATTAGCAACATCTATTAAATCGTAAACAGGTTCACTGTATCCTAACTCGATTTTATTAAGTATTTTTATATTACCTTCTGTCGTATATACAGTGTCGCCTATTATAAGCGACTCTGCTGTTTTATAGTTGTCTATATCAACATAAAATTTGTGAGTATACGTACATTCTACATATGCTCCGAGCTCAAATTCTAATCTAAGCAAGGGTTTAATCCCCATCATACTTACTCCTGCAAAATCTTCAAACCCTGTAGGTGTTAGTACTTTATATTTTTTTGTGTTTTCTTTAAAAACTTTCATTAGTTAAAGCCTTATACGAATATTTATTTTCAAAAATCCAAACTTCGTAATTGTATCCTTTGTCAATTACTGCTTGCCGTTTTTTAAGATTATTTAACAATCTAGAAATATACTTTTCTGCGCCATTGCCGTCCCACCACCACTGGCTTTTAACTTCAATTATTCTGTTTTCTTTAGGTATGTATATATCTGGATAATATTTATGTTTATGCTTGTTAACATTAACGTATTCAAATACTTCAATTGAGTAGTTCGAATAATCATCGTGTACTACAACTTCAGATTCTTGATAATTTAAATCTCTAAACAATATGTCTAATGCATACGGTTCATGTCCTCTTACGCCAACGGATTTTCCACTCGGCAATATATAATCTTTAACGGAAGCATTTCCTTTATTAATCTTACTAGGGTTAGACTTCAATAATAACACATTCTCAACACCGTATCTTTCCAAGTTAGTTTTTCTTCGCTGAATATTGCTTTTGTTCTTTTGTTCAACAGTTCGACTGATTCTACTTAAACTAGCTTGTCGGCTGTTATTGTACTTTTCGTTGCCATACTTTTCAAGCTTAGTTTTTCTTGATTTTGCTTTTTGAGTTTCTAATTTAGCCCCCCAATCAACGCCATAGTTTTCCTTAAATGTTTCTTTTGACTTTGCAAGTTGTAGTTTCTTTTGCTCGTCTGTGCGTGTACTTGCTGCACGTTGTTTATTTAATCTGTCTGTTTCTTGTTGCTCAGCTGTCCAGTTTTGCTTTGTATTAGATATAGATATTCCAACACATTGTGGTGCTCCGCAACTGTTAGCATAAGTTTCTGTTTTTTGATAAAATGTAAGAGCATTACCACACCGACACTTAGGACTAGTTTTGGAAACATATGTTTCGTAATATTCTTGATAAGTTAACTCGTGCTTTCTCAAATGACGGGTAAACTGTCCATTTGTTTTACAGTACCGGGTATTATCTATTTTTGATTTTATATATGTTGCACTCACAATATTCTCCGCTAAATTGTTGTTATGCAATTATTTATCTATCATTTTAAACAACTCGCCAATGGCGAGTTTAAATTCATTTCCAGTAGAATCTTGTAATATTAATTCTGTGTGGTGTTGCACACAACCGTACTCACGTCGGAACTTCTCTTCACCAATACGTCCAACTTCTTCTACTTTCCATGCTTCGTCACGATCTGGATGTTCACTCCAATGTGATATAAAGCTATGGAAACCGTTTGAACCTAGTTCTTGTTCATTGCCGTGGTCGTCAAACTTATTTTCTGCTTGTTTCCAAATGGTTGCAAAGGTATCTTCATCCGAGTTTGGTGTGCTTGTAATAATAGCACGACCACCTGTTGCTAGTGTAGGAGATATTGAAGTCCAAAATTCTTCAGCAATGTTGGGTTGCACAAATGCAAACTCATCACAGTATAGCAACGAGATACTCATACCACGTCCTGTGTTGCCTGTTGTTGTTTGTGCTACAATACGCGAACCATTTTCAAATTCAATCGATTGTTTGTTATAACTTGTAACACCTGCACGTATATGATCAGGACAACTTTCATACACAAAGCGTATACGTGACATAATCTCTTGTGCGCCTGTATATTTGTGTGCAGCAACTAGAATAGTTTGATCTGGTACAAACATTGCATACCATGCTAGATAGATACTAGCACACGTAGTCTTACCTGTTTGTCTAGGCATCATATTAATGTTAAAGCGATAGCTGTGATAACTATACATTAATCCTAACTGATACTCGTAAGGATCGTACAACAGTTTACCTTTTACAGGATGCTGAATATAAGCAAACTTTTTAGCAAAGTACAAGTATCCTTCATCTTGATCCATACAGGCTACTAAGTCTTCAACCTGCTCGTTGGTATATGTTTCTTGTCTGTTTGCCTTCTTTATTAAGACGCCGTCTAATGATGCTGCCATATTAGTACTTATCCTATTATATTGTCGTAGTATCCAATGTCGAACCTAAGGTCAAATAGTTTGCGCCTATCTTGTTGGATTAAAATATGTGTAGGTGCAGCGTGTTTACCGTATCTAGGCTCGCTCCACAACCACTCGTATTCTAAACTAACATCTAGTTTACTACAAAGTTTCTTTAAACGCCTACGATTATAGTTGGGTACAATGTAAACAATAGCTTGGTTGTTTTCTAAGTGTTCCCACTCTCCGCGCCATTTTGTAACTTTAATTTCGCCCTTTTTCCATGCTGCTGCACTCCAAGGACATACAGGCTTTATACTATCGAAGTATGCTTCCCAATTAATATCGTCTTTTACCATACAGCTATTTACTCAAGCAAATAGGTCCCTAAGGACCTATCTGGTTAGTGCATCTAATTATTAAGACTTACTATTTGCCACGTCCACGTCCAGCCGTTAGCTTGGTCTTCTTGCCACGTCCACGGCCTTCAGCAGCCATTTCTTCTTTTTTCAAAAATGCTGGCTTGTCATCTTTAGTGCCTTTTTTACCATCTTTGCCTGCATCCATTGGCATCTTGCCTGATTTAGATTTACCTTTAGCAGGTGCTTTACCTTTTTTCTTGTCTTGGTATGCTTTTAATGCTGCTGGTAGTTCACCTTCAGACATTTTCTTTTCAGTTAATGCTGCATACAATGCTGCTTTAATGTTTTCAATAGCCATTGGATTGTCGCCACCTGCTGTTGCTGGGTGTGATTTCTTTTGCTTGTGTAAGTCATCGCCATCTGGGATAACAGCACTTAAATCGCTATACTGTTCGTCTGGCTCATTAGCGTAGTCGCCTGCTGCTTCTACTTCCATTTCTTCTGGAGCAGATACACCTGAAAGCTGTGCTATTCTTGCAAGCTCATTTTGGCTGTCCATATTCTTGCCTTTAACTTTAATAGTGTAAGTACCTTCACTGGACATATCTTCAGTTTCTGCTTCATTCATAGAATTCCAATGCTCTTCACATTCTGCTCTGTCCATGCCTTGTGCCATGTACTTTTCACAAAAATCTTCTTTGTCCATACCTTCAGCATCGTCTATCATTGCATTTTTAACAGCGCCTTCGTCCATGTCATCTTCGCCATCCATTTCGTTAGCATATGATTCGTCTTCGCCGCCGTCTAAATCTGCAACCGCAGGAAGATTCATTTTGTCGTCATCGTGATCATGTTCTGGCTTGCCCATAATGCCTGACAAACGTTCCATATCCATACGTGGTGACATCATTGCGTCTGCTGCCGGAGCTGCATCGCCTAGTCCTGCGTTCTTCATCATATCTAACAAATCAGCTACATGTTCTTTGCCGCTTGCATTCATTGATACGTTTACTGTTACTGGATTACCTTTGTCCATCTCTGGTGCAGGTGGAGCCATTCCCATGGGGCCTTCGGCCATTCCACATTCTTCGATGTGATCCATTGATTCAATTAATTTCTTCATATTCATAATTTCAGCCTCCTACAACTGCTTTAGTATTTTCTGTGTCACCAATGTCTGTTGACTCTCCAACCGGAGCGCCTTCAGCACCACTGTGTTCATTTTCTTTACGCACAGTTTCTAGTTCTTTTAAAAGACTCATTATTCTTTCGCCGCCTACATGAACTTGCGCTCCTGGATCAGCTTCCCCCATGTCTTCTTTAGTTAACATAGCTTCGTATGGTGCATCGTCTTTAATATCTTGATACTCTTCTCTAGGATCGCCTAAATTTCGCACAATAACATATGCTTGATCAATGTTACAGCAATTACCAATGTATGCTTGTAATACTTGCGGTGTGGTTGGGTATTCGACACCAAGTTCAAAGTATGTAACTTCCATATTTGTTAACTGCGGAAAGTCTAGTGGACGTTCTTGTATTGGTGTTTTCTTACCGGAAGTTAGATTACTAGCTCCATACTTCTTAAGTATTGTTTCTAGTGTGTCTTCAAAGCCTTCTGGTAAAGGCCCTGCTACACCAATTTTAAATTCATAAGTCTTTTTAGACTCTGTTAGTACTGTTGTAAATGATCTCATTGCGCAATGATCCCTGTTCTATATGTATTATTTATCTTTATCCAAGCCTTTGAGCTTTTCTAAAAGGCTATTTCTATCAGTAACAACATATCCAGCGCCGTTGACTATATCGCCTTCGCCGCTTACTTTGCCGTCATTATCCTGCTTTTGCTTTTTAAGTTGTAGCTCAACTACTTTTAATTTATTATTAAGTTTAGCTACTTTAGCATCTAAACTAGTTTTAAGCAGTCCGCCAGCAGTTTCAAATACTCTGCCACTATAACGACTTTCTACATTCATACCTAAATCCATTAGATCATCGTATGCTTGCATTGCTTTGTCAGCAATCTCATTAAGCTCGTCGTCTGCCATTTTACCTAAGCCTTTTATAGCAGGTAATGCACTAGCAATTTTATCAAACTCTTCTATGTCACGGAATGTTTCAACTACATTTGCCATTTCATGCTTTGCTTGCTCTGCTTCTTGAAATTGTGCTTCTTTTATAATTTCTTTTGAGTCAGGTAAATTTAGTAGGTCTTCTAATTTTTTAGTCATTTAAACTTTCCATTATATGCTACTATTATTTATCTTTTCCTTCCTTGATGGAATATATCATCTTCAGTAACAATACGGAATAGTATTCCTTTTTGTTTACACCATGCCCTTGCAGCTTCCCACTTGGCTTGATTTACTACATAATGTGCTTGATTGTGTTTGCTATTACCAAGGCGTTCTCGCATTGCTTGATTAGCAGGTTTAACTTCAATTAGTTCTACACGCTTTTTAGTGCTTTTATCTGCATATGAAATAAAGAAGTCAGGCACATAAACAGTTTGTTTACCGGTCAGTGGGTTGCGGTAAGGTATACGTACAGCTTCACTTGCCCATTGTTCTATTGCAGGATGTTCGTCGCAGAACTTCATAAAAGTAAATTCCCAACCTGAACGGTATGTAGGAACTTTATTACCTATGTATTTTTCTGGATTTTTTAGATTAAATTTACCTTGAGCAAATCGACCCATATCATATCACTACGTTGCGTTGTTCAAATAATTCAAACTGTGACGATTCATCTCTAAATCCTAATACACTAGTTTTTTCTCTATTAAAGTTAAGTATTTGTGCAACGATAAGACTTAGTTGTACGTCAGTTACACCTTTAAGTGTATCTATTAATTGCTGTACATTTAAGTCATCAATTTTAGCTTGTTGTAATAATACACTTGCTGTATTAATTGCAGCAGTTTTATCAAAGCCTCTTTTAAGAAAATAACCAATAACAGCATCAACTTCGCTAGGATTATAACTAATTTCTAAATTATAAAAGTTATTAAAAAATTCTGTAGTTATGTCTTTGTTTTCCATAATTAAGTTCCGTATCCTAGATCAGTTAGTGCATTTGATGCAATTTGTGTTAAATTCTGATCGCCTTGTGCAATTTGAGATCTTAAATCTGATTCGTATGCTGCTTTTACTGACGGCGTTGCACTATTGTAATCAGCCATTGTAGTATTAGGCAATGCTCCGCTATTAATTAATGCAGGCATTACTTGACTTGCAACTGCGGGTATTGATAGTAGTGAATTAATAGTAGTCGGTGACATCATTCTACCATTGTTTGACGCAGATGTCGAAGGAGTTACATTGTTTTGTGGATCAGGTACTGGTAGTTTATTTTGTGATAAAACGTTAGATACTATGCCGCCTATTACACCAGTTGCAACTTGTTTAAGAATATTTTTACTTGGACTATTTTTATTTCCAAACGCTTTGTTTAGTAGTGCCGATGTTCCTAATCCAACTAGTGCAGGAATTAACCCTTTGCTTAAATCTGCATCGCTATTCATAGCATTATCTAAATATCCGTGTGGGCTCGGAGTTGTATCATATCCTATACTTTGATCTGCCATTCCAGCTGGAGTGTCACCGCCAACGGTGCCGCTAGTATATTGCACAGCTTCGTATGCAACATTAATTGTGTTTTCATTAAAGTCGCTGGATCCGCTTTCGACAGATCCGTGATCCCATGCAGTTAGCAGTGGATTAACTAATGTGTATGCCACCCATTTTCTACGTGATAATTGATAGATTGTAATACTGTTAAAGAATGGTTTAGTTTTGCCTGTATTCATTCCGTAGTTTGGAACCCTAGCAAAATATTTATCACGAGATCCAAAAGCGCCATTTGCTGCTGGATTAAGTGGTGTTCCGGTAATAGTGTTAGCATCTTGGAAATAATATTTATAGTAGTCTTCTAATAATGCTCTAGTAACGCCAGTATTATCATCGTGAAATGCAATTCTACAATCTTCGTAATCAACTCTAGTTTGTACGTTCTTTTTACGATTGTATTGTTGCTTATTTTCTACGCTTGCTCTAAAACTTGGCAGGTCAGCACTCTTAACAAGTACGCCTATTTCTTTTTGGAATTTAAATGTATTTGATACTTCGCCCAACCCTATTTCGGGATTAGGAATAAAATTAACATGATACATAAACTTTGTTTTAGGTGTAAACGCAAAGTTATTTTGTGTGTAAATTTGGTTCGCATGACGTGCGTCACGCAAATGTGTTTCTGACTCAAGGTTGAATAGGAATGCATCTTTAAAACTCATACTAATATTTATCCTTATGCATTATCTGGGTATATAAAAGAAAAGCGAAGACTGAATTACCAATCTCCGCTCCTTATAGAAAATACCAACCTTAACTAATTGTATTAAACAGTAGTTCCGCCGATAGCTGAATTTACTGCTCTTGTAACTGCTTCGCCGATGCCTTCGAACGACTCGTCTGATCCAAACTGGATAGCGTTGTCATAACGAATACTTAGCGTAGTTGTTACTGCTTCGTTAGTAGCATAAGCTAGTGAGTTATAGTTTGCTGATTCTAAATAACAACCAACTAATTGGAAGCGGTCAATTACGTTTGCTCCATTAGCACCGTTGCCACCGTCTAGTATTTCAATTCTAGTTTGGAACTTGTAAGTACCACTTGATACTGCGCTTGACTGCTCGAAGAAATCGAACTGCTTTTGTAGCTGCTGTCCAACAACTTTTTGTACGTTGTTGTTTGCATCTTCGCGTAGTGTTAATGTAATTGGTTCCCATGTGTGCTTACCTGCAAGATATGTTCTTGAGTTATAAGCGTCAATAGTCATTTGCTCAAAACTAACGTTTGGACGAGTTACGTCTACTACTTGTCTTGAAACTTCTCTAGTACCATCTGGTCCGCCAGTAGTACCAAAACCATCTAGTAATACTCTAAAGCGATACTGTAACTTAGGCATCAATAATGATGAGTTTGATCCAGCACCTTCTGTAGGTACACTGATATTTTGTAATGTTGTAATTGGCATTCGTTATTCTCCTGTACAGTATTTATGCTTAAACAAGTGGGGAACTTTCCCCACTCATTATATGCGCATATTAACCTAGTGCTGCAATTTCGCCTGTGTTCTTAATTCTAAGCGGTATGTATATAAACTCAATAGCTTTTACTGGTTCAATAGCAATATCTAAGTATAACTCATTACGGTCTATTCTTGCTGGTGTGTTGTTACTTTCATCACACACAACTAGGAAGTCGTAAAGTGCTCTTAGTGCTACTAATTCTAGTAATAGCGCATCAGCTGCTGCTTTAACTTGATCTCTTGTGATCTTGTCATTTGGCTCAAACAAGTATGGCTTGGCTAACAACTCTAGCTGTCCACGTAAGTATACAGTTAGACGTGCTACGTTAACACGATCCAATGCACTTGCGTTTCTTGCACGAGTCTTTTGTCCAAATACTACAAGTCCTGCACCACTAATGAATGTGATCGGATTAATTGCATTTGAATAAAGTGTATCACGCTGTCCAGTGTTTAATGCTACTGACTTAAATTCGCCTTCACTAGTAATATAACCTGAACTTGTAGCATTACTTACACCACCACGTCGTGTTCCTGCTGGTGCAAACCAAGGGAAAGCAACCTGATCGTTTAGTATAATAGTACGTAGTGCCATATGACTTGGTGGAACAACAATGTTGTTTCCTGCGTTGTCACTTGTAAAGCCCGAACCGTAGTACATAGCCATGTATTCATCAAAGCTAACTGCGCCGTCGTCGTTATCTTCTAGTGCTAGTTTAACGTTAGTTGCCCATTCATTTAATGAAGTTGCATCTGGTGTTAAACGGAATGGTGTATCACCAACAACAAAGCCTGTTAGACGTCTGTCATAGTTTAGTGTGATCATTTCACCAATTAGCTCTGGATAACCAGGAGCAGCTAACAAGTTAAACTGACGACTTTCTTCGTCACGTATATCTTGGTTGTCATTAACAAGTGCTTGTAGTGCTTGTACAACACTCTTACGCTGTGCATGACGTCCGAAGCTACCTGAACCGTCTTCTTGGTTACCTGAATCAGTAACCCAACGATGTGGATAGTAGTCTTCCATTGGTTCATCCCCAAATGCAGTATTCAACGCAGTAATGTCAACATAATTGCGCTCGAAACGCTTAACATTAAATCCACTTCTACGCAAGTTCCATAGCAGCATACCTTTTGGATACAGTGCAGGATCTGGAGCGTCTGGATCTAAGTAATCACTTTCTAGCAATTCGCCGATTGTTGCACTTGGTGCGTCATCAATTGTTCCGCCTGTGTCGCCATAGCGTGCATCTGCAAACAATACTCCATTTTCTGTGGTTTGATCAGCTTTGTCAAGTAAAATCCATTCGCTTAATGTAGCGTTATATCTATAGATAGCTGGATAGTTTTCAACATCTGCTGTACTAACCCAAATATCGCCTTCTACAAGCGCATCTACGCCGTTTGATTGATTTGTAGGCGCTGTTGCTGCAACCTGCGGGCCTTCGGGGTTTGTGTCGCTGTAAGGACTGTTTGCATGATTTAGTCCAACCCAGCCGTTTTCGCCTGCGTGCACCATGATATCAACTTCATCAGTAACACTGTTGTACCATAATTGCTTGCTTGTTGCTAAACTTAATGGAACTGTTCCTGATGCTGTATATACTAGTGGCTTCCAGTTTGAAGCTACTAAACCAGCGTCGCCTGGACCAACATACAAGTTAGCTACTGTTGCTGCTGCAAAACCAAATCCTGCTAGACCACTGTCTGTGTCGACAAACTCAATCTCACCGCCTAGTTTATGCTGAATTACAACTTTGTTAGTTGCATCAACTAATGCTACAACGTTAACTAAGCCTTTAGCATTAATTGCTGCTGCTAGTAATTCTGCATCTGCACTTGAGTCAGCTGTTGTAACACTTACTGTTACAGGTGCTGTCATTGCTAGTGTGTTAGCTTTTGATTCTGATACTGTAAATGTATATGTAGCTGCTGCAACGCCTGCTGCACCAATTACTGCGCCAGTTACGCTAGTTGCGCCTGCTGCTGCTCTTGAATAAACTTTGTAGTTTCCAATTGGGTTAGCAAGCTCGTCTACATTAACTTTTGCATAAAGTGCGCCAGCTAGTAAATTTGCACCGTTACCTGTTTTATCAAGTCCATATAGTGCAAGTGCTGGAGTAGTGTAAATTGGAGTAGTTACACTTGACCATAGCTGTGTAGCTGTACTATAAGCTTTAACACTTAGTTTTGCTCCGCCATTTGGAGTAGTTGTTTTAATCCAAACACTTCCTGTTGGTGCTGAACTTGTATCTGCTGTTTTAAATGCAGGAACTGCTGTATGTGCTGCTGCTTCTATTCTAGCCGAACTGTATGTGCCTGCTGTTAGACCTAACGCTGCTAATAATGCTGTGCCAGTTCCGTCTGCTATTGTAATGTTGCCGTCTGCTGTGCCGGCGCCTGCTCCGTCACTATCACTAGTAGCATCTGCATAAAATTCAATAGAACCATCAACTTGTGCCGCTGTAACGCCTGCAATACCTGCTGCGTTAACAATTGCAACGTATTGTGCAATAGTTGTTTCAGCTCCAGTAAATGGAACATCAGTAGTGTTAATAGTAATTGAATGACTACCCGCGCCGTTTGCTGTTAGATTTGGATTTGTTGTTGTCCCGCGTATCGCAGACCAACTTGCTTTCCATGCATTGCTACCTACTTCTACCCAAGTACCTGTATTAGTTACTCGTTGAGTAGTTGTTCCGTAGCCTGCTGTTTTGAAATACAAACGGTTCATTGTGTCGTTAGCGTCTATTGCATAATCGCCAATTGCACCAATTGATGCTTTTGGAGCTCCGCCAGCTACATTACCAACTAAGTCAGTTACTACTGTAAGTACTGTTGGGGCTTTTGCAGTAAATGCTTGTCCGCCTACAACTTGTACACTAGCGCCATTCCATTGTAGGATACCGTAGTTACTAGTTGAAGTATCAAACCAATGTGCGCCGTTTAGAGGCTCGCCGCCTGGTGCTGTTGCACTTGCAGTAAGTTCTGATGTGTCTAAATCTGCACGAACAACATATGCACGATTTGAAACGCCTAATGCAGAATAAGCAGTTTGTAAACCGTATTCATTAAGCTCTCCGCCGTGGATCATATTGCCATTGCTGTCACTGTAAAATAATGGATCGCCAAATGTCTCACCAAGCTCTCGCTGACTAGTGATCAAATATGGGTTGCCCGCATTTGCTTTTATTGTACCTGCTGCTGTTCCTGTGCCGCTACTTTTAGTTTTATTACTAGCTGTAGCAACAAAGATCATAGGTACCGTTCCAGCGGCTGATGGTGTGTAGAAGCTTTCATCAATTACGTTGACTTGTACTCCTGGTGATACTAATGCCATGTTGTTTCTCCTGTTGGATGGTAGTGTTCTCTATACAGTATTTATTACATTCGGAATAAAACACCTATCGAATACCTCCGAAAAAGGTACCAAAAAGGTGAGCTAAATACAATATGAGACCTTTATGCATATGCGGACAACATCCTGCGGCAATAAACTACCGCAAGGATGGCAAAACTTATTATAGAAAGAAGTGTGAACGTTGTTTACGTAATGGAGTGAGTCACGGAGTTCCGTTATGGAAGCAACGTGGATATGAAAAGAAAAGTGGCTGCGAAAAGTGCGGTTTTAAATCAAAGCACACTGAACAGTTTAATGTATTTCATATCGATGGCGATTTAAAAAATTGCCGACATAATAACTTAAAAACAATATGTGCCAACTGTCAGCGTATAACACAAAAAGAAGGGGTACGTTGGAAACAGGGAGATTTAACTCCTGACTTCTAAATGACTCATTAACTGATCTAAGTTAAACTTTAAATCTTCTAATGAGCCATTGTTGTCAATTGTAAAGTCAGACATCCATTGCTCTAAGCTCATTGAGTCGGTAGATTCAGCTTCTAGATGTATACTGCGATCAACCCATATACAGTAATCAAATACACCAGTATTTTGCATTGCAAAGAATTCACGCTTGTTGCGTAGCCCACAATAGATATCGTAAGCTTCAAACATCTCTCTGCCTAGAGTCGCTGCATCAGGAACATTATAATCACAAATAGCATTATACCATTCTGCTCTGTGATTATGCCTGTCAGCATAACACTCTTCCTCATTAGCATATCCATACTTTTCCTTTAGATCATTGTATATAAATTGTAGACTACAAAACTTTGAACTACTTTCAAAAGTGTATCCGTAATGGTCACGTAGCATTTCACACACAGTATCTTTACCATGTCGGCCATGGCCAATTACTAATAACTTGGGTTTTATCATCTAAATCTCCTAATGTTTAAATACATTATACATTAAAAATTAAGTGATGTCAACCGTTAATCGTAGTGTCCGCCTAGTACAGCAACAGTTGCTACTTCGTCATTTAAGATTTCTGCTTCTCTTGCTTCGTAAGCTGCATTAAAGCCTTCTTCGTGGATATAACTTTCGTTATTACCCCAAAGTCTTTTAAAATATGAATGGTAGGTTTTTTCGACATCTTCATCGGACCAACTTAGATCACAAAGGTGACCTTTGACTATCCAATTAAGTCTATTGGCTTCTTTTCTTACATACGGTGAACACATTGGACTCTCCCTGCTGTATTAGTATTTACAACAAGAGTAGAATGTTAGCGTAAACTTTGGTAGTTTTTAGCCGATTGTAAAGCCATAGCCTGTACCGCCCGCGACGGCCATTGCTACTTCGACTTCTAGCTTTTCCATTTCAGTCTGTGCTTCTGCTTTAAGTGTATCGCCATTTAGTGTTGATCCGCCTTGTGGACCAGCAATAGTAGCAAACTTTGAACGTGCTTCGCCTAGCATATATTTACAACTAGCTAATGTATAATCTTTAATCCATTGTACTGCTAGGTAGTCACTTAGCAATTCACTGTCTGGACGATAGTTATAGCAGTAAAGCAATAGTTCTTCTTCTGCTCTAGGACGCTGTAGTAGTGTAAGTTTTTTACTTGTGTTATTCCATTTAAATTCTATAAATGATCCAAACATTCTGCCTACTAGTTCTTGGTGTTGTGCAAACATATCGTATGTTGCTAGTCCGCCTAGCTTTGATCCTGATAGCAAATATGTGTTTGTGTATGCAGCGTTAAACGGTTCAAACACACTACCACTTGAACCACTACCTGCACGTGAACCAATACTACTGCGATATAATTTTCGAACTTCCATTATTTCATTTGGTAATACATAATCGTTTTGATCTATAACAGTTGTTAAAAACATATAGCTTTCTTCAACTGCATGGTCACTTCGCATTCTATAACGTGTTAATGCTTTTGTTAAGCCAGTTTGATAATGTATAGGATCAAGTTCAACATCAACCATGCCTCCGCCGAGGAATGTGTTAACATAATCGTATACTTCTTGTTTCTGTGTCGCTAATGTCATTATGAAGTTCTCCATTAGTATTTATCGTTCACGATAAATATGTATAACAATAGGAGAATGATTATCCCTCGCTTATCACTATACAAACCGGAACGCGGTAATGATTATTATTTCTTGGACAAACAGATCCTAGAAATGTTTACTATCGGCGGTACCGACATCAACATCCATAAGTTTCTTGGGGCAGAGAATCCTGCTGAAGGTTCAGGTACTGCTGATCAGCCTACGTATGATGCTGTAAAAGAAACTAATATACAAGACTTGCTATTTTTAGAAAATAGAGACAGAAAGTACGACCCAGACGTATATACAATGCGTGGCATTTATAATATTCAAGACATTGACTTTGATTTGTCTCAGTTTGGATTATTCCTAAGTAATGATACATTAATGTTAACTATACATATGAATAGTTCAGTTAAAGCATTAGGTAGAAAGATTATGAGCGGCGATGTAGTTGAGTTGCCGCACTTAAAAGACGAATATGCCCTTAATGATTATAGTGTTGCACTTAAACGCTTTTACGTTGTAGAAGATGTTAATCGTGCAGCAGAAGGTTTTAGTCAAACTTGGTTTCCTCACTTATATCGCTTAAAACTAAAGCAAATATACGATGGACAAGAATACGCGGAAATACTTGACTTGCCAGCAGAAGACGGCACTGATAATACACTACGTGATTTACTGTCAACGTATGAAAAAGAAATGCAAATTTCTAATGCTGTAGTTGCACAAGCAGAATCTGATGCACCTAAGAGTGGCTATGATATAAGTCATTATTACTCTATTGCTACAAATGCCGACGGCAGTGTTGCATTACAATCTGTAGACGATACAGACATAGATGTAAGCAATCTATTAGGTGTTGACGCGGTTAATGCCAAACCTGATAGAGAAGGTTACTCAGGTTACTTAGTAGGCACTGGGGATGTTGCACCTAATGGTGCGCCTTTTGGCTTTGGCATACAGTTTCCAACTAACAACGAAGACGGCGACTTTTTCTTACGCACAGACTTTTTACCAAATAGAATGTTCCGATATGACGGCGCACGTTGGGTTAAAGTACAAGACGATATTAGAATGTCACTAAGTAATACACTTGAAAGACAAACCCAGAAGTCTAGCTTTATTAACAATACTAAAACTAGTACCATCGATGGCGAAACAGTCACTGAAAGGCAAAGTCTTTCTAAAGCACTTAAACCAAGAGCGGATAATACATAATGCACATATATAAATGGACACAAAAAGAAACTGGTAAGTGCTACATTGGACAATCTATTCAAGAGCCTAATCAACGTAGATTAGAACATCTTTGTAATGCTAGACATAGCCCTAGAACTTATCATTTCGCTAATGCTATTAAAAAGTATGGCGTTGATATGTTTGACTGGGAAGTGTTGGATTATGCAAATACCTTAGAACAGTTAAATGACTTAGAAGAAAAGTATATTGCAGAATACGATTCAATTAAAAGCGGATATAACATTAGAGAAGGCGGTAATAATAAACTACATTCTGAAGAAAGTAAACAGCGTATGAGCGAAGCCCAAAAAGAAGCTCATGCAAGACGTAGAGCCAACGGTAGTGATACATTTAAGAAAACACGTTTCACATCTGGTTGGGAGTGGAGTGAAGAACAAAAAGCAAAACTATCAAACCGTGCTACACAAAAAGGCAGAACTTGGAAACTTGTTGACGGTAAACGTACTTGGATGGAGACAGTATAGTGAACCATTTTTATGATGGACAAGTAAGAAGATATCTTACGCAGATGATGCGTATTTTAGCAAACTTTCCTGTACAAGACGGAAAAGGTGTGCAGAAAGAAGTGCCTGTTACTTATGGTGATTTAACTCGCCAAGTAGCAAACATTATTAGAGACAACTCAGAAAACAAGTTGCCTAGTGCGCCTCGTATTGCTGTTTACTTAACGGGATTAGAGTTAGACAAGGATCGACTAACTGATTCAACATACACACGTAAAACTAATATTAGAGAACGTGCATATGATACGGATGCAGGAGAGTATTTAAATTCACAAGGCAAGAACTATACAGTTGAACGGTTAATTCCTACTCCGTATATGATGCGATTAAATGCAGACATATGGACATCAAACACTGATCAGAAATTACAGTTGTTAGAGCAAATACTTGTATTGTTTAATCCAAGTTTGGAAATGCAAACTACTGATAACTTTATTGATTGGACTAGTATTAGTGTTGTTAATTTAGAAAACGTAACATGGTCTAGCAGAAGTGTTCCAGTAGGAATTGATAGTGAAATAGATATTTGTACAATTACATTTAGCATTCCTATCTATATCAGTCCGCCTACTAAAGTACGCAAGATGGGTGTTATTACAAATATTATTACAAGTATGTTTGACGAAACTTTAGGAACAATCGAAGGTGGCGTAAGCAAGCCTGTACTAAATGCATACGATGATATTCCAAGAGCAGGAGTTACCGAAGGTGATTTTGGCAGAGTAGCACAATCTGATACAGCAACACAAATGGCTAATGTTAATTACGCTACATGGGGTGCATTTGTTGACGGTAACTCTGTACAGTTGTTCTCAAATGGCATAGTTGGTACTAAGAACTGGAGAGAGATCTTTGAAGCATTGCCAGGTATGTATGCTGCTGACGTAAGTCGTGTATACTTTACTAACCAAGACAATGCAAGTACAATTACTGGCACATTTACACTAAGTCCGTTTGACGAAGGTAAGATACTTATTAATTGGGATACTGATAGTTTTCCAAGTGATACTGTAATAGCAGCTCGAACAAGTATTGATTATATCATCGATCCAACTAACTACAATCCAAGTGCTATTAAAACAAGCGGTGTGCGCTTATTACTATTAAATGACGTCGGCGATGCTACTGCTACACAATCACCAGTTGCGTGGCAAAACACAGATACAAGTGCATTAGTTGCAAGTGCAAACGATATTATTGAATGGAACGGTACTAAGTGGAATATTGTGTTCGACGCAAGTGCTGCAACAGAAGTTACATACACTACTAATTTAAATACAAGTGTGCAATACAGGTTTAACAATAACGAATGGTTATTAAGTATTGACGGCGATTATCCAGTTGGCACATGGAGAGTTGAACTAGCAGGCTAATTATATGTATGAACGATATGATTACTTGCAGTGGAGCACTGTTTTACACCTTAGATACAAATAGATTTTTATTCCTTCACAGAGCGCAAGGTAAGCGTAATAATCTGTGGGGCCTTGTCGGCGGCACTAACGAAGGTGCAGAGACACCATTTGAAGGGTTAAAAAGAGAAATTGAGGAAGAAATTGGATTTCTGCCTGCGATTAAGAAGACACTTCCTTTAGAAAGCTTTATTTCTCCTGATAGTAGATTCTACTTCCACACATACCTTTGTGTTATCGAAGAAGAATTTGTTCCTAAGCTTAATATCGAGCATGACGGGTATGCTTGGTGCAGCTTTAACAAATGGCCCAAGCCATTACATCACGGACTACGCAACACACTCCAAAGTAAAGTTAACTTAACTAAGTTAGAAACTGTTTTTAAAACAATCAATTTACTTGACAAATAACCTAAAAGATAGTATAATAACACTATGAAAGTATTAGTTCTCGGCGATGTAATAATCGACAAATATATCTATGGCACTTCAGAACGACTAAGTCCTGAGGCGCCTGTGCCTGTGGTTAAGTATCAGCGTAAAGTTGAAACACTTGGCGGAGCAGGACTTGTTTATGAAAACTTAAAAAGCCTAGGTGTAGATGTAACACTGTTTGAGACTGGGCAACCTAGTAGTATTAAAACTAGAGTAATTTGTGACGGACATTATGTTACACGCATTGACGATGACAAACGTGCAAGCGGTAACGCAGTATTAGCTGATGTATTATCTAATGACTTTTCGCAATACGAATATGTAATACTCAGTGATTATAACAAAGGTGTATTAGACGAGTCGCTTGAAATTATCGAACACATTAACAAATTTAATTGTAAAATAATTGTAGATCCTAAAGAACATGCAAATCAGTATAAGGACGCATGGCTAGTAAAGCCCAACTACAAAGAGTTTGACGAGTTTGGATTTACGTTTTGGCAAAGTAATATTATTACAACTAAAGCCGGGGACAATGTTGTTGCTACAATAGACAATATAAATTACAATATTCCAGTTGAGCCTGTAGAAGTATCAGATGTCACAGGTGCAGGAGATTGTTTCCTAGCCGCATTTGTATATGGATTAACTAAAAATTACAATCACAAACATTGTTTAGAACTTGCTATTAAAGGTTCTAGAGAAGCAGTTAAACACGTAGGCACACACACGCTCACTGTAAGCGATCTTGAAGAACGCATAGTGTTTACTAATGGATGCTTTGACATACTACACACGGGTCACTTTGAGCTACTAGCTGAAGCAAAATCGCTTGGTGATAAACTAGTTGTAGGTATTAATAGTGACGCAAGTGTTAAAAGACTAAAAGGTGAAAGTCGTCCAATCAATAATCAAGCTATTCGAAAAGAACAGTTAGAATCGTTGCCCTGGGTTAGTGAAGTAATTGTGTTTGATGACGATACTCCATATGAATTAATTAAAAAAATAAAACCGAACCTAATTGTAAAAGGCGGCGACTATACAGTCGAAACTGTAGTCGGACACGAGTTAGCACCTGTGCATATTGTGCCTACAGTAAAAGGGTATTCTACTACACAAATAATAGAGGCAAGCAGATGAGAATACTAGTTACAGGACACGAAGGGTTTATTGGTAAGAACATTGCACAATACTTGCAAAGTCAAGGACATGAAGTTGAAGGGTGGGAATGGGAACCAGGAGTACTTCCGCATACCGAAGGTTATGATTGGTGTATACACTTAGGTGCTATTAGCTCAACTACATATACTGATGTTGATCAAATACTAGAACAAAATTTTGAATTCAGTGTTAGACTTGCACAAGTATGCGAAAACTTTGGCACTAATTTCCAATACGCATCAAGTGCAAGTGTGTACGGTCCTACAACACACTTTACAGAAGACGGACCATTGCTTCCACAAAGTCCCTATGCTTGGAGCAAGTATTTGTTTGATAGATTTATTAATCAATACAAAGACGAGTTTAAAATTAAGATTCAAGGCTTTCGTTATTTTAACGTATATGGGCAAGGTGAAGAACACAAAGGTGAGCAAGCAAGTCCATACACTAAGTTTACGCAACAGGCAAAAGAGAACAATGTTATAACTCTGTTTGAAGACAGTGAAAATTACAAACGAGATTTTGTGTGTGTAGATGATATTTGTCGAGCTCATGAAAAGATGTTTGATAGCGATGCAAGAGGCATCTTTAACATAGGC